GTCAACGTAAAGCAACCCCCTGGCCAGTAGCCTTGCTACTGGACTAAACCTGCTACTACAGCAGGCATCCACCTCGGGCGAATCCTAGTGTGGAAACGCCGTACGGAGCGATGAAGAGAACGTGCATCTTCAGTAACAGGATCAGGCATATTTGCATATGCCCTCTCATGAATACTGAAGCCTAGGGAAGCGAGAACATCTTTCGAATCTCGAGACTCTAGTTTGTGCAAGCACTTCATCAACGCGGCATACCCGTCCAGTCGGTCCTCCCTCATCTGGGGGACTACGACAAGGCCTCGGAAAACGAGGCGTTGCAGCTTCCTATCCCACCTACATGGTGCGATATTAGTATCAACGCGGGAATGCCAGCCCAGTGCTGGAGACGTCCTTGAAACAAGTGGAAGAGTCCCTACCAGAGACTCAACAACCTGTTCCAAGTATTTCGCAGCTTTGTGAAGACCATGCATCCATAACTGGTTGCATGACGACACAAGGCTCGAAACCAGCTCTGGACTCCCAGAGGTATCAAGTGGCCAGTGTCGAATATACACAGGGGTTACATCAACTCCTCTGTAGGCATCGACACCACAAGATTCACGAAAGTTACCAGTCGTGAATGACTTCTTCTGGTTGACTTTAAGACCAAAAGAAGCTAGCCACTTATAGACTTGGCTTACATGTTTGGTCTGTATGATGATATCATCACCATACACCCGAACACGTTTAGCGGCACGTTTAACGTTTACATAGGAGGATTTTTGTCCCTCCGCGCAGAGAACACCACATATCGCTAGTAAGGCGAATATGGTGCTCTGTACTGGAAACGTCAAAGCGTTCCCCATCCCTGCAAATTTCTGCATCTCTATAACGTTAACTTTATCAACGTTACACCGTGCAGAACGACACTCAATAGCCGAACGTAAAAAGTCCGGCTTCGAGGCAAAGACAAGCTTAACCAAATCAAGGCTAAGAAGGTCTGAGGCACTCGATAAGTCGATTGTCGCATATTTGCCATTCAGGGAGCCGAGAAGAGCAAGTTTTTGGTTCTTGCTCTGATCGGTCAGTGATAAGCAACTACTGAGTACGCTACACTTCTTGATGCTATCTCGAAGTGCAACGTTCCAACCCTGCTGTATAAACTGGTACAGCATGGGCTCAGCAGTTATCGTCCTTCGAGCAACAGAGCTCTTGGGTACGGATATAAGCTTAGCACATCCGCTAAAGGGTTGTCGCGAGGTCAAGCCGTTAATAATGTCGGCGTACTTCAACCAGCTATCAAAAGATAGTTGGCTGAGCTCGGGTTGATTATGCCCGATGTCTCTATTTCTAGAGACTACATCCAGACCGTACTTGACGGCGTAATACGGATCTCTTTCGAGCTCCGCATACAGAGCGTCCCACTTCTGGTTCGCTCTATAGCCCTCAGCAACACCACCTGGCCCGTGTTTCACTTTAAGTACGTCCTCCCTTGTACCAATAAGGGAAGGCAGCACATACGATGAAACACGACTCAACATAGTGACCATTTCCTCATCAAACGTGTTGGTGAGGATACTGTCATCGGTCGAGATAAATCCCTGGACAGCCTCAGCGTGAAGAAGTTCTTCACGCTTTTGCGATACAGTGATTTTCTTAAATAGAAAACAAATCTCACGAAGACTCTTCACAGAGTGTTCATGAGGTCTATCTAAGAGTAGGCCAGTGATAGGATCAAACACATTACAGATCAAACCCGATAAAAGTTTCGGGATCGATCCCCCACGAACTTTTGAGAAGTTCGTAGGGCAGGTAAACCTACCAACGGAAAGACCATAGTCAATGGCATTTCCTAAGGTAGGAAGGGTTAGGGATAAGAATCCCCAACCCTCGTGTTTGAAACGTGACTCAATCGTAATGATATCACGATTGAGACCTTTCAAGCCAAGTTCCCACCTGTCGACGTCGTCGAACAAGTGAGAAAGGAGCGTTACTGGACTTTTCATGTTACCTCCTTGAGGTTGACATTCCAGTCCATGCAAATCTCCAGGTACAAATTCGCCAGCGAACTAAACTGGGGCTTGTACCGCGGGTGTATTAATCGTATCAATCGTGCTCTTTGTCACAATGACACTAGAGATAGCTAGAGCCACCAAAAGAACGATAATGATGTAAAAGAGTGCAAAGCACTTAATTACAACATCCATCGTCTTAGGACTCGAACCCGATAATACGTTCGATACCCGCATCCGGTGATGCAATAGTATCCTGAACGGCCTGGAACAATGCGGCAAGAGCCGCATCGTCAAAGCCGAAAGCAGGCTTCGAGAGCGAGACTGACACCGACGCAGATTGCGGAGATGTCAGACCACTATACGGATTAACCGCGTCGATCGTCTTCGTCATCTTGACGTAATGACGATCGCCGGATTTATTCGTAGAGTGATTAATGACGAGGCCATAAGCCCCGGCACTTTCTCGACGCTCGGAACCGTATCCGTCCGATCGAATAACTACAAACGATAGGGCAGGATTCGGTGCCGATGCATCAACGGCAATTGGATCAGTAAGCATGGAAGCTCCTTCTAGGGTTAAGGGACGCATCACTGCGTTCCTGAAGTTCTAGGTAAACTTTGCAAAAAGCGCACCTAGGATTGAAACCTGTGTGACAGACAAGTTACCATTCTTGTTGTCAACAGTTTTCGAGCCATCAAGATCAGCAATAGACCACCTTTTAACATAGGTGAAACTATTCTTGGAGAAGAAAGGAATCGTACGAATGTTCGATTCCTGAACTTCAACATCATCGCCACGATAAGTGACTTTGAGATCTTGCACTTTAAACGTACCAGCATGCTCGTATAATGGCTGTAAAGTTACAGTCATAAATCCGAAATTGACTAGGAATCTATCGTCATTGACAGCTTCTATCATATTGATATAGCTACCAAGGCCGATATACCAGTCAAAAAGCCACGTGAAAGGGATTAGATTATAAACATCAATCCCACGTAGCTGCAGCCCCATAAGATCCCGATAGTTCTTGTCGGAAAATTTTGGTGCGATTAATTCCGGAAACTGTACTGTCTGGTTGACAACACAGCGTATATCAACGTAAGTAAGGAGCGAAACTTTCTCCTCAAAACTTTGATCTACATATCCCGGAAGCTGGAACGTTGTATAGTTCGGAGACACGTAAGTAAAGTTCGAGTCAATAAAATTGACTCGAGCCTTCCCAGTCTCAACCTTGCGATTCTTCTTAAGAAGGTAGTTAATCCTCTTAGTAAGTTTCTCGGGTAATGAGAGATAGGATGCGATAGCTTGTCGTATAGACTGAATACCAAACAGATTGGTGAGGTAAGCTCCACCAAGGAGCTTATCTACATCAATATGCCTAATATCAGGCTTAGCGATAAGGGTTCGCACATAACGGGCGAGATCATCAAGCCCTCTAGCAAGTTGTGGAACATCTTTAAGTTCCACAATCTGATAGATTGCATTGAAGAGTCTATGGTTACTCAGCGTCTTTGGTATCATGCTGAATAACCGATCTGTAGCAATGCCTTTCGACGTTGCTAATAGATTTGGTAAAGACTCTTGATCACACCAGTTCCCTACGGGAAAGGCGATTGGACCATCGTAGATCCAGTCTGTAACGGTGACGGACCGATCATACAATCTGTATGGCGGTTCGACTTCGATATAGACTATCTCTTCGTACCTCGTTGTATAAGAGATTCGATCTTGGCGTCTATGGATGATGTCTTTCAACATCTCCTTAGTACCAAACTCTTGTCCCTTATATCGCTGACTCTGCACAGAGTCAGAGAGGAAAGAAGCGGACTTGATGCTCTTGTCAAAAACAGGAACATCAATTTGTTCATGATAATCTTCCACTACCCTTTCAGGGTAAGCGGTATTATCATCAACGAAGTAATTCGAGTAGCGCACGGTATGAACATTGCCTTTACAGACAAAGTCAGTGACCTGCGTTTCCCGCTCTACTCTCCGTTTCTCATCCGATATCTTTCGAAATGAGTTTCCGAACTTAGCTAAGGGATCGATAGCAAAAGCCATCGAACCCATTAGCCTAGGTCCAAAAAATCTTATAGCGAGAGATGTCGGCCAATCGCCAGTCAACTCTAATACTTTAGCAGCATCAACATATCTTTCAGATATGTTGGGGCCCGGATGTGCATCCGGAACCTCCTGACCATTATTCTGCGCTTTTTTCTGGCGCTGAGGAAGGGTCGGGTAGCCTTTGCTAGGCATTAGAATCTCCTTTTACGGCTTGAAAGGATGGAGCTGAAGTTTTCTCTTCAGCGGGGCCCAGTAACA